CCGTGTCTACACAGATGGACTTTAGAGCAGACTGTGATCCAGCATATCAATATATCGCACGTAGTAGCCCAAGAAGCTTTGGTTATACTACAGGTTACTTATCAGGTGATGGTCAAGCACCTAATGGATTCCCTACAGGTGCAGGCATAGCATTCCCGCAAAACCCAAAAGTAGGGGATTACTTCTTACGAACAGATTATTTCCCTCAGTTGTTATATCGTTGGGACGGTAAACTTTGGATTCGTATTTCTACGAATGTCCGAACAGAAACAAGCTTTAACGCAACAAATACATCACAGTTGTCAGGCTTCATAAATAATGAACAACAGACAGTATTGACTAGTGGAACAACAGTACCACAGTCTCAACCATTGTCAAGCATATTACAGTTAACGCCTGATGCTATACCACCGAGAACCAATTTATAATGGCACAATTTTTCTACGACAATCAGATTCGCAGATTCTTATTACAGTTTGCAAGAATCTTTAGTAACTGGCAAGTTACTAAAGGTAAAGATCCTGCGGGTAACGAGATACTAGTTCGTGTGCCAGTTATGTATGGTGATAGCAGTCGTCAGGCTGCAACTATTTTAGCTAATAACAGTGCGAGCAATCTACCTAGTGCACCACTAATCACATATTATATTACTGCATTAGAGTATGACCAACGTAGAACGCAAGATCCTACGTTTGTTGACAGAATTAACGTGCGTCAACGTGCATATAACGCAGACACACAACAATATGAGCAAGTACAAGGACAAGCATTTACAATTGAGCGACTAATGCCTGTACCGTATACGTTGCGACTAACTGTTGACTTTTGGACTACCAACTACAATCAGAAACTAGAGTTGATTGAGCAACTAGGTACTTTATTCAACCCATCATTAGAAATTCAAAGTACTGATAACTTCATTGATTGGACTTCATTGAGTGTCGTGTATCAAGATGGCCTTACCTTTACAAGTCGTACTATTCCGCAAGGTACAGGTAATCCAATTGATGTAATGTCTTGGAAGTTTTATATACCTATCTGGCTAAGCACATCTAGCAAATTGAAGAAGATGGGTGTTATTGAAAAGATTATTGCTAGTATCTACAAAGGAAAGGCACTAGACGATATCCAAGATGATGACTTATTATTAGGCACTCGTCAAAAGATTACGCCATATGGATACAAGTTGTTGTTGATAGGTAATAGCTTACAGTTGTTACCTGCTAATGAAGCATTTTACCCTTCTAATGAAGATTTAGATTTGCCACCATCACCTAATACTAGTTTATATTGGACTAGTTTACTGAACGTATACGGAACAGTAAAACCTGGCATTAGTCAAATTTGGTTACAAAATCCATTCATGACTACTGAGATTGTGGGTACAATTGTCCCTGATCCAATTGATGATAGACTCTTGATATTTAATATTGACCCTGACACCTTACCTCAAAATACACTAGACCCAGTTGATAGCGTAATAAATCCCTTATTAGTAGGTCCTAATGCAGGATTGCCAGGACCAGTGAATGGTCGCAGGTATCTAATAGTTGAATCTATTGGCTCAGAGGGTGATTCTACTTTAGCATGGGGAAGTGTAATAGCAAACGCAAATGACATTATTGAATATAGCACAGCCACCAACTCATGGGAAGTTGCATTTGATAGTCAAAGTGCGACAACAGTGGAATATGTTACTAACTTAACAACCAATGTTCAATATAGATATACTGATTCAATGTGGATGAAGAGTTACGAAGGTTGGTACGATCAAGGCGATTACTCAATAGTAATTTGATGACTCGCCTCTCATGCGATAAATTAACATATGAGTAATATATCAGCAGGAGTATTTTTTTATTGTATCAATACCAAAAGATACCTGTACCTATTACGAACAGACAGTAAGAATCCAGGCAACTGGGGCATTCCTGGTGGAAAGATAGAAGAAGACGAAACTCTATTTGAGGGCATAGCCCGTGAATGTGAAGAAGAACTTAAATATTTTCCTAACAAGGCAAAACTAATACCCATACAAAAGTTTGTAAATCATACGTTCACCTACCATACTTTTTTCTGTGAAGTTGACACTGAATTTACACCTATACTAAATGATGAACATTGCGGGTATGCATGGGTAGGTGAAAGTCAGTATCCCAAACCATTGCATCCGGGATTGTTCAGTACAGTTAATTTTGATATCGTGCAAGACAAATTAAACACATTAACAAAAAAAGAGACCTAAGTCTCTTTTTTTATTTTAACAATTTAGCTATTGTCTCAAATCCAAGTGATCCTATCACTATGCCCGCGCCCATCATCATCCATCTCCACTTTTCTAAAGCAGAAATTTTTGATCCTAGTTCTTTATGTGCCTTAGTATCTTCTTCACGCATTTCTTTCAACATATCTCTAGTTTCAGTTGCGTTACGGTCAAGACATTCGTGCATATCTTTAATACTAGATTTGATTTCGCTGACATCTTGTTCAATATTTTTAACTTGAACTTGAAGTACAGCGATTTCAGTTTTAGTAGTCTGTGCTGGCATGTTGATAGTTCTAGACATTATGCGCTAGCGATTTGTACCAATGAATATGGTTGACCTGCATCAGCATTAGCGACTGCGGCTGTATTGAATGTTACATATGCTGGGGTAGCATTAGCAAGTACAATATTACCTGTAGCAACTGGACCTGAGGTAGCAGTAAACAACTCAGCAGTGTGGTCAGAAAGACTCTGAACTGTTTGAGTAGCACTGTTAGCATATGTAGCTAGAACACGCATTGTATTTGGTGTTAGTGCTGTGTTAGCAACGTTAGCCATATAGCACTGTGCCGTTAAACCGCTAGTGGCACCTGTTACAAGATACTTCTGCTTACCTTTTTGACGAACAATAAATCCAGCTTCATCATTTGCATAAACAAATGCGGCGCCAGTTGAGGCAACTGCGGCGTTTGCAACTAGTTCAACTACATCTTGTTGTGCATCAGGTGTGCCCGTAGCATCGGACAAATCAACTTCTGCTCCAGCTAATGTTGATGAAACAGTAAATGCAGTTGCGTTAGCAATTGCTTTAACAAAATAAACTTGACCAGATACTAGACCACCCAAGTTAGCAGTAAATCTTACTGTACCATTAGCAAACAATGTCTGAGCATTACCGGTAGTACGAATGATGTTACCGGTGTTGTTTGTGTTAGCAACAGCAATTGCTGTCAAGCCACCGACGGTGTTAGCAAAACCTATCGTAGTGTAATCTGTACTACCGTTGATGTTTGCACTTGCAACTTGAATAGCAGAACCTACACTTAGTGTGTTTGCTAAATCAGTACCGATACCAGTTACGTATGCAGTGTCTGTAGCAGAGTATAATGTACCTGTACCATTAACACCAATAGCAACTTGTGCTAATACTTGGTTACCAATAATTGCGGTATTACCACCAACTACACCATATGTGTTAGCGTTAGTTGTTGGGAATCCTACTCCACCAAGTGGGTTGTTAAAGTATGCATCAACGACATTAAAAGATGCTTTAACCGTGCCTCCTGATGAATTAGTTAATGTAGCCATCACACGAGGTTGAACACTTAATTGTGTAGTTGAAACGCTGAATGTAGTGTTTGATAAAATAGTATCAACATAATATATTGTGTTGGCTACTAAACCACTAATGTTTGATGCAGGTACAAATGACATACCGTTAGCTACACCTACTGTAGGGGATGTAGTTAAATTTCCACCTGATACTGTAACGATACTGCCGGTTGCGGCTGTATCAGTGATTGTTAAGACTGCTTGAGCCTTTGCGATTTTTAGAGGGCGTCCCATTTGATTTCTCCTAGTATGGGTTGCGGGTTCTAGCCGCCGTTAATGAGTTATCATTACGAAGCACCGTATTGTGCTATGTAAATATATTTATCTTACAGGGCTAAAAATCAATAGTTGGGAACGCCAGATGGGTTATTTCCAACTGGGTTAACACCTGATGTACCAGTGTTTGGATGCGGCATACCCAATTCTGTGATAGAGAATATACTATTGGCACCTGCCAATGACAAGTAAGAAACAATGTTGCCTTGACCTACAATGATACTATTTTCTACTGTGTTTGCGGGGATAACTTGACTATTAGCAGTTGCCACAGTATAAGGAACACCGTAAGGGTTAACTCTTGCCGTAGTATTTGCTATTGCTACTGCGGCATTTGCTGTTAGTGTTAAACTAGTATTATTAGCAATTGATTTAACGATACCGGCTGAATTCCCGGTAGTATTACCTATCCAATAACCAATACCCAATTCGGTTAAAAATAATGTCTCTGAGCCAGTTACTGTGTTACTATTAGTAGCACATGTTACGTTTCCGGTTAATGCTACATTAGGATAGCTAGTAGTATATTGAATAGCTGCATTAGAAGTGGCTATTCTTACTTTATCTGTTGCAATGTTTGCTGAAGCTGC